GAATTGAACAAGGCTGCGGAGGCAAAGAAATGAAATATCTATTAATTTCATTATTGTTTATTGCAGGATGTTCAACCACAGTTCCTGTCACTCAAAAGTTTCCTAATGCTACACCCGAATTAATGAAAAAATGCGAAAGTCTTAAGAAAATTGAAGGTGATAAAGTAGCTATTACTGAGATGCTTAAAGTCATCGTTCATAACTATAGCTTGTACTATGAATGTTCAACCAAAGTTGACGGATGGCAAGATTGGTATAACGAACAGAAAAGGATATTTGACAGCGTAAAATAATGGCATATTATGAGATATATTTTATTATGTTTGCTATTAACAGGGTGTGCTACAAACAAGGACTTTGAGTTATATGTAGACGCTCAGAAATCAATAAGTAGAGATGCTACAATGAGTGAAGCCGCACGTATTTCTGTACTGATTGAGATGACAAAAAGTTCGGATAATCTGGTTAAATTAGAAGCTATTAGAGCATTACAAGAAATACAGCGAAGTAAAGCACCTATTGTAATCCAGCCCCCAAAGAAAAATTGGTTCGGATTCTAATGAACAAAAGAAATACCACGAATATACAACCAATTAATTTTTTACCTACCAATACTGATTTTGTATTTGTAATTGATGATTTTTTGAAAGAGCAAGAACACTGGCAGACAGAACGGGACTTCTTTATGACCAAACCAAATAATTATTACAATTTATCTACAGGTCAAAATATTGAGACAAAAAATAACAAAGTATTGTACCCTGTACATAATAAATTGATGCAAGCTGTAAATTCACGGATAATAAATTATAAATGTTTTAACGGAAAAATTGAAAATATATGCAGGTCTGTTTTATTGATTAGTAGTGATAAATCAGTCGGAGACTTCCGCCACATAGATGATAACATTGGTGATTATGGTTATTGGACGTTTAGCTATCATCTTTCCGGTGAGGATGATTCAGGAGAAACGTTGTTTTTTAATAATTTTTTAAATCCTAATCCTGTACATCTAGTTCCATTTAAACAAAATAGAATGGTTATTTTTCCTAGTTGTTACCCGCATACAGGATTATCACGAAAAAAACGAATTATTTATTCAAATTTTACTAAATTTGATACACCTTACAATCCATTAGTTTGGACAACTCATAGATAAATACATTATAGTCTAGGAATTATAATGACACAAGAAGTTATCGATACAGGTGAGATACCAAATGATGGTTCAGGTGATCCGTTACGTTTAGCCTTCGACAAAATTAACAACAACTTTGCTAACTTATTTTCGCTGACTACCGGGAATACAGAAGTAGTAGAGCTAATTGATCCTACAGGTACAACTTATTCATCGCAACAAACAAACGGGAACGTTAATATTGGTAATATTTATATTACTAATAACTACGATAATCCTGTAGCATTGTTTAATCCTACAGTAACAATAGATCCTGTAGCACAATTAGAGTCATTGACAGTTCCTAGTGGCCCTATAGGACAACAAGAATATATTTTAATTGGTGCACAGCCAAACGACGGTCAGGGTGACCCATTACGTACAGCTTTCAGCAAGATTAACAATAACTTTACACAGTTATTTCTTACTAGAACAAACACTTCAAATGCATTTACTAGTGGATTAGATACTAATCAAGTTATTTTTGAAACTCCTGCTACAGAATTTTATCAAGGTCAATTCCAAATACGTTCATATGACGTAGGAACACCTGATATGCAAGATGTTACACTCAGTGCATCTATTACTAATAATTTGGCTGGTGTTAGATTCTCAGCATATGGTACACTATTTGAAGGTAATGTATTATGTAGGTATGATATGGATGTGTTTGATGGTAATGTCCGAATACTTATAAATCCTTTAAAGGATGTAATTATCACACACTTTATTGCAAGTACTATTACGTATCCAGGTTCACCACCTGAAGGTGTACCAATCGGACTAAACGGATATCCAGATGGAGATATATTAGGTACCGAAGATGACTTTGATTTAACGACTGAAACAGCCTAATGAGAGCAAAAGAATTCATAACTGAACAAAGTAATCTACCTGATAGAATTACTAAACCTATGCCTTCTACTTGGGTAATACCAGAGTTACAGAATCAAAATGCATATTTACAATATCGATTTGCTGTAGCATTAGCGGGTGCAAAGGCTGCACGTAATGGTGACATACCTAGAATGGATAAAGATTCTATTTGGGGAGAAAATCAATTGGTTTCAGGTTATATGAATCCAGGTGTAGCCGACGATATTGATTTTGCTTTAGGTGAAATGGGTCTTAAGGGTAGTAAAATATTAGTTACATCTGAACACAGTGAAGAAACACCTGACACCGGTATCGCTAGTCCTTTAAAAGGATTCAAAGGATATCCTAAGTGAAAATATATGCAGACGAGTTCGTTGACTCAGAAACATTTACAATGTTAAATCAACGAATGCTAAAAAGATATACACCTATATATGATCAGGGTAATTTAAAAATTAATGGGCAGAAGCCAGACACAAAAAATCTTGCAGTAAGATTACGTGCCACATCTGAAAATAACGATTACATTGAGGCAGCTGGCTATTTAGGTAAAGAGATTATACCTGTCATAAATAAATGTAGAGAATATTTAATTAGTTTGGGTGTTGAGAGTCCTGTAGCAAAATCTATTTGGTTTCAATATATGACCAACACATATATCTTAACTAAACATCACGACAGTAATGTAAGACAGAGTAGTTTAAAAAATAGCTATTCTACTTTTTTATATTGTCACGATATTTGGGATAATAGTTGGGGAGGAGAACTTTGTTTTAATGATGAAGAAATTCCTGCATTACCTAACAGATTGATAGCATATTCTAGGGATGAAGAACATTGGGTAAATCCAATTAAACACGACAACCAAGATTATAAACGTATGTTTTTTGGTATAAGTTGGAGCAGTATATGAGAGCAAATGAATTTATATCCGAAGCTAAGATGGGTAAAATATCCAAACAACAACAACAATCTACCCGCGGGTTAAATATTTTTTCAAAAAAAATAGATAGCTATGATAGAAACTATGATTTAAATCGTTTAATGATGGCTGTCGCAAGTAGTGATGGTATAAATCCGATTGAAATGCCTGCAGAAAGTTGGGTAGGTAAACACAATACTACGCACCCTTACACTAAAGAAGAACAAGATATGCTTAAATTAGCATATAAAGCTGCCGGGTTAGCGTATATAGATTTAAATAATGGTGATTTAGACAGTGAAGAACTAGAAGATACAAATACAAAAAGTATAGCAAAGCCATTCAAGGGTTACAAAAGAAAATAATTTCAGCTATATCAATCAGAATAAGTAATATATCAAATTACAGGATTCAGAATGATTGATATCAACAACACATTAGACTTAATTAAATTAAAATTCTACAACGAATGGCTATATACTGCTCATATATATGATGAAGGTGATAGCCAATTTCACAAAAACTTGACAAGTGAAGTAGTTAAAAATTACATAGATCCATTAGAATTACCAAAAAATGCTAACATCCTAGATTTGGGTTGTGGTCCTGGTTACTTCTTAGATGAGATGAAAATTAGAGGTTATACTAACGTTACAGGTGTAACATTAAGTCCCGGCGATATTAAAAATTGCGAAGATAAAGGTCACACTATTAAAAAGTATGACTTAAGCTTCATCCCACAAAAAGACGGATATTATGATGAAAGTGTTGACTTTATCTTTTTGCGTCACGCATTAGAACATAGTCCATATCCTATCTTTAGTTTGATGGAATACAATCGTTTACTTAAGCAAGGTGGTAAGATTTATATTGAAGTACCTGCTCCTGACTGTGACAGAAAACACGAACACAACTTAAATCACTATAGTATTTTGGGTGAACAGCAACTAGCCGCACTATTAATACGCACTGGGTTTAATATTAATTTATTCAATACCCTAACATTTGATTTGTCTGCCCCTGGACCAGATGGTGAAGCTACAAAAATGACAGAAAAATATTATTGTATAACAGCTACAAAGCAAAGACCACTAGATATCAAGTAAAAAAACGGCTTGCCGTTTTTTTACGGATATAAATACTCTCTATGAGTAATACACCTTCATTAGTAAAGAATCCTTATACTAAAACAGTTTTTAAAACTGATAAAGAACTAGAGGATTTTGTTAAATGCTGTGACCCAGATACAGGTTATCTATATTTTATGGATAACTTCTTTATGATACAGCACCCTACTAAAGGTAGTATGGTATATCATCCGTGGCCCTATCAAAAACGATTGATTGAAACATATCACAACTATCGTTATTCAATCAGCTTGATGCCTCGACAATCAGGTAAATCAACTTCAGCCGCGGGATATTTACTTTGGTACGCTATGTTTGTGCCAGACAGTACTATCTTAGTTGCGGCACATAAGTATACAGGTGCTCAGGAGATTATGCAACGTATTCGCTATGCATACGAGAACTGCCCTGACTACATCAAAGCAGGTGTCACTACATACAACAAAGGGTCATTGGACTTTGAAAATGGATCTCGTATCGTTTCAGCTACTACAACTGAAAATACAGGTCGTGGTATGTCTATTACATTATTGTATTTGGACGAGTTTGCGTTCGTTAGACCAAGTATCGCTAAAGAATTCTGGACTGCTATTACTCCAACACTATCTACTGGTGGTAAAGCTATTATCACAAGCACTCCAAACAGTGACGAGGATCAATTTGCGTTCATATGGAAAGGTGCTAACAAAACTGAAGATGATTTTGGCAACACAACAGAACTTGGTGTTAACGGATTCAGAGCATACAGAGCACATTGGAGTGAACAACCGGGTAGAGATCAAAAGTGGGCCGATGAAATGAAAGCACAGCTCGGTGAGGATCGTTTCAACCGAGAGATTGGCTGTGAGTTCATTATTGCTGATGAAACATTGATTAATCCAAATACACTGATAGCAATGGAAGGCATAGAACCAGTAAGTCGTATGGGGCAAGTGCGTTGGTATAGAAAACCTGAAAAGGGTAATATATACTGTGTTGGTTTAGATCCTAGCATTGGTACAGGTGGTGACCCAGCCGCTATTCAAATATTTGAAGCAAACACAACTACACAAATAGGTGAAT